CGACCGGGAAGACTCCTCCGGGCTCGATCTCCTCGCGGACGGCGCTGCGCAACTCGGCTCTATGGGGTGGCTTGCGCCTGCGCTCGAACCTCGTCGCGACGCTGCCGTGGGTCGTCGAGTTCGAGAGCGCGCCGGACGAGTGGTCGCGGGTCGAGGCTCCGCCATTCTTCACGGATCCGACCGGCGACGACGAGATCTCATTCCTCGATTGGCGATGGGGCTCTCAGTTCGATACCGATGGGGTCGGCAATTCGTTCGCCGTGCTGCGCTCATGGTGGCGCGACACTGACGGCGCGCCGAGGATCGGGACGGTCGAGCCGGTCGACGCCGCGTGCGTAACCGTGCACGGCACGGGCGCGAAGGTGACGCGCTACACCTACGACGGGCGCGAGTACCTGCCCGGCATCGGTCCGGGACTGCGCATGGTCCACGAGCGGTCGTACACGAAGTCGGGCATCCCCTACGGTCTGTCCCCGATCCAGCTTGCGCAGTACCAACTCGCGGGTCACTTGAGCGCGCAGCAGCTCGGGATCCAGTTCATCACCTCGGGCGCCGCGCCGTCCGGGCTCGTGACGAACGATCTCAAGGATCTCACTCCGGAACAGATCCGTAACGCGAAGGCGCTCGTCGTCGAGTCGACCGCGAACCATGAGCCGCTCGTGATGGGGCGAGGCTGGAAGTACCAACTCGCCGACGTGCCCGCAAGCTCGCTCGCCTTCCTGGAGCAGCAGCGCGCGAGCGACCTGGAGGTCTGCCGGTACATCGACATCCCGGCCGATCTCGTCGACGTCGCGACCTCGGGTGGCAGCCTGACCTATGCCAACATCACATCGCGTAACCTCCAATTCCTGATCATGAGCCTGGGCCCGGCGCTCTCGCGGCGCGAGTCCTGGATCTCGCGCAAGGCGCTGCCGGGCCGGCATCGCTTCCGGTTCCTGCGCGATGCGCTCCTGGAGATGGATCCCGAGACGCGATCGCGGGTCATCTCCGACCAGCTTCGGACGCGCCGGCTCACTCCGGGCGAGGCTCGTGCTCTCGACGGGCGCGCGCCCTACACTGAGAGCGATATCGCCGAGATCGAATCGATCTATGGCAAGTCCGCGCAGTTCACCTCGGTCAGCTTCTCGGGCGCATTCGACGAGGGCTCGACCCCGAGCCCGGAGGAGGTTCTGTCGTGAGTCTCACGACGAGGGCTGCCGCGGCCTCGGCCCGTGCTGGAGGTATGGCGCAGCGCGCCGACCGACCGCGCTCGCGGATCGACCAGCGGTCCGGCGATGGCGTGGCGCGCGCCTGCGCCCGAGCCTCGATGGAGATTCGCGCTGCCTCGGCCGAGGGTCACCTCACCTTCGAGGGCGTCGCCTCGGTCGTCGACCGCGGGTACGAAATGATGGACATGTTCGGCCCGTATACCGAGATCGTCGGCCGCGGCGCCTTCGACGAGTCGCTCGCCCGAGCCGACCTCGACGTGCCGCTCGTGCTCGGCCACGACCAGATGCGCCGCATCGCGCGCACGACCTCGACGATCTCGCCGCTCGTCCTGAGCATGACCGACGAGGGTCTCCACGTGCTCGCCGAGCGGCTCGATCCGGCCGATCCCGACGTCTCGTATGCGGCCGGCAAAATGCGCGCCGGGCTCCTCGACGAGATGAGCTTCGCGTTCCGGATCGAAAAAGGTTGGTGGTCTGACGACTGGTCGACCTACCTCATTGAGCAGGTCGACATTCACCGTGGCGATACCGCGCTCGTCGGCTTCGGCGCGAACCCGTACACATCGGCGAACCTCGGCGCGTCCGGCGAGGAGAAGCTCGCGGCGCAGGTCGAGGCCGAGCGGATCTCCGCCGAGATCGGCCGCACGAGGCAACTCGCCCGGCTCGACGCGATCCTCGCCGAGGCGCGCGCCTGACTGATACGCTTCACCCGATCGATGCCCGAGCGAGTAGGGCGCTGCGGCCTCCTCTCGTCGACTGTCGAAGTTGGATCGTCACGCATTCATCCTCGACAGGAGGCACGACAATGACGCTCGCCGAGCGTATCGCCGCGGCCCGTGAAGCACTCCGGGCCGCACTCGCAACCTTCACCGAGCGACAGGCGGGGCTCGTCGCCCTGCGCGACCAGATCGCGACCGCCGCGGCCGACCAGGTCGAGACGCTCCGGGCCAGGATTGACGCCGAGGTCGCCGGGCTCGACGAGGCGCGGACGGCGCGTGACGCTGCCGTGACGGCGCTCGACTCCCTGGAGCGCGACGCTGCCGACGTCGCCGAGAATGCGCGACTCGCGCAGCGCGCCGCGACCCTGCCGGGCGCTCCTGCCGGCGCCGAGCGGGCGTTCGAGCCGGGCGGATCCGAGGAGTTGACCTACCGTCGCGACCAGGACCCGCGAGGCGGCAACTTCTCGCGAGACGTCCTCTTCGCCGCTCGTGGCGACGGTGGCGCCGCGGCGCGGCTCGCCCGCCACGCGGACGAGATGCGCGGCGAGTTCGGCCTCGACGGTCCCCGCGACCAGGCGGGCTCTCAGCAGCGCGCGGTCGGCGTGGCGAACGTCGCAGGCTACGTGATTCCGCAGTACCTCACGGACGAGTACGCGCCCGTCGCGCGCTCGGGCCGGCCGCTCGCCGACGCGATGCGGCCCGAGACTCTCCCCGAGACCGGCATGGTCGCGTACATCTCGCGCGGCACGACCGGGACGAGCGTCACCGACCAGGCCGCAGAGGCGACGGTCGCGAGCGAGACCGACTGGGACGACACGCTGGACACGCTCAACGTGCGCACCTACTCGGGCGCGCAGACGATCAGCTACCAGGCCGAGCAGCGCGGCATCCAGGTCGTCGACACGATCCTCTCGGATCTCTTCCGCGCGGCCTCGTCGAACCTGGACTCGCAACTCGTCAACCTCGCGACGATCGGCCTCGATGCCGTCGCGACCGCGGTCACGTATACGGACGGTACGCCCACGTTCGCCGAGCTCTACCCGAAGTTCGGCGAGGCGCTCTCGGGCATCGAGACCGCGCTCCTCGACCAGGCGAGTACCGAACAGTTCTTCGTCATGCACCCTCGTCGGTGGTGGTGGCTGAACGCCGCGACCACTGCCGTATGGCCTGCGCTCTCGCAGCCCGGCTTCCCTGACCACAACCTCGGCGTCAACTACGCCGAGCGCTACGGCGCAGGCTTCCGCGGCTTGCTGCCGAACGGCGCGCCGGCCGTGGTCACCTCGAACGTGCCGACGAACAAGGGCGCCGGCACGAACGAGGACCGGATCTACGGAGTCGACCGGCAGCACGCGATCCTCCTGGAGGAGGCGAGCGGCGCCCGGTACATCCGCGCCGACGCGCGCCTCGCGAAGAACCTGCAATTCGACCTCGTCGTGTACGGGTTCTACGCGCACACCTTCGCGCGGATCCCGCACGCTCGCGGCATCCAGGGAACGGGCCTCATCACTCCGACGTTCTGACAGATTCCGGCCGGCGCGAGTTCCCGGCTCGCGCCGGCCGGACGGTCACCGGGAATGACGAGAGAAGGGCACGACCATGGGACTGTCGAACAGCGACATTCGCAAGCGCGAAGAGGCCGCGATCGCTCGCGAGCACGACGCGCTCAAGAAAGACGAACTCAAGGCCGCGCTCGAGCACGAGCGTCGCGGGTACGTGACGCGCGGCCTCGACGACCGGGCCGAGCAGGTCACGGCGCAACTCGTCGCCCACGGGTTCGAGAAGCCGAAGCGCGGCGCCGCGAAGACCGAGAGCAAGCCTGAGGGAGGCGCGACGGAATGACCGAGACCCGCGACGGCATCGCTTGGCGGGCGCACGCGCTCGTCGAGAAGTTCGACGACGATCAGGTCGCCTACGCGCTCAAGCATCGCGAGCGGCGCCTCTGGACGCCGAGGCGCCTCGGCCGGATCCAGCGGCATCACTTCGAGCGCCTCGGTATTCGCCCGTTCGAGGTCGTCGAGTCGCCCGGCAACCTGCTCACAACGGCAGGCGTGACGCGCTGCGCCTCGCTCATCCTCGCCGCAGGTGGTCAGGGCGCGACCGCGACCTCGGCCCGGATCGGCGTCGGCAACGGCGCAGGTACCGCGGTCGTCGGCGACACGGATCTCTCGGCCTCGGCCGGCGCGGGCAACCGGTATTTCATGCCGATGGATGGCACATTTCCGAGCGCTGCCGCAGGAGTGATGAGCTTCCGGTCGACGTTCGCGACGGGCGATGGCAACTTCGTCTGGAACGAATGGTGTATCGACATCGGCGCGCCGACCGTCGCGGCCGGTACGACCGTCTCGGCGACCCTGCTCAACCACAAGACGAGCGCGGCTCTCGGTACGAAGACCTCGGGCGCCTGGACGCTCACGGCGACCGTCACCCTGAGCTAGGACGCCTCACGAGCCGGGCGTGTCGACCTTCACTCGACACGCCCGGCTCGTGGCACTACGGAGGGACGATCGATGGATGGTCATTGTCGTAGCACTCGCGGGAAGGTGACCCAATGACTGCGGCATCGCTCCTGACGGGCGCAGGGAACGAGAGTCTCAAGCCTTACCTTGAGAGTTCGTTCGGGCAGACGATCGTGTTCGACAAGCCCTCGAACCTCGCGGCCGGACAACGCATGATCGCGGTCGTCGGGTTCCAGAACAACTCGCTGGGCAACTCGACGACCCTCACGCCTCCAGGGACGGGCGTCGCCTGGACGAGGCTCGGGCCGGTCTATACACAGACCGGCGACTCGGGTCGACGGATCTCCGGTATCTACATCTCCGACGTCGTGACCTCGCCCGGCTCGGAACCCTCGACCTACCCCTTCACCACGAACGCTCCGTCGAGCCGGCGCGTCGGCGCCCTCCGGATCGCCTCGAACGTGCATCCGAACTATCCCGACGCGATCTCCTCGGCCTGGACCGGCTCCAGCGCGAGCACGTCGCAAGACCGGACCCTTACGACCTACTCGACCGCGCTCGACGACATTCTCAATCTTGCGTACATCCATTGGCAGACGAACTCCTCGACGCCGCGCTCGACGACCTGGACGAACGGTACCGAGATCTCTGACCAGGCGACGATCTCGACCGGCACGGCGACGCACTCGGTACTGACCGAGGCGACAACGCTCAAGGCGACCGCGGGCGCCGTCACTGCGCCGATGGCGACGCTCTCGGGTACGAGCACGGTCGCGAACGGCGCAGGCTACATGGTCGGCTTGCGACCGGCAGACAAGTACACAGTGACGACCGAGGTGATCGCTCACCGGGGGATCGCGACCCTTGAGCACGGCGCCGCGAATCAGGGCGCGACCGAGGAGGAGTCGATCGCCGGGCTCACTACCCTCATGAGCGACAACCCGCTCGTCAACGGGGTGGAGATCGACGCTCGCCTCCCCTCGGACTGGGCGTCGACCGGGAAGGTCGTGCTCTGCCACGATACGACCGTCAACCGGACGAGCCCGAACGCCTCGACCGGCACGGTCTCCTCGATGACGACCGCGCAACTCGTCACGGCGCAGATGACCTTCCTCGACGCCTACCTCGCCCACATCGCCGCGAACGTGACCACGCTCACGACGATCATGGTCCAGCACTACACGAACGCCTCGACGTCGGAACTCACGCCGATCGTCAACGTGCTGAACGCGCAGCCCGCGTGGCTCAAGGCGCGAATCCTCGTCATGACCGACAACTCGAACTTCGCAATGGATGAGATCCGGGCCGCGGGCTGGACGGGGCGTATCGGCTCCTACGGCATGAGCGCTGCCAACTGGGCGACCTACGAGCCCGAGTTCGCGGCGAACAATGCCGAGGTAGGGTTCACCGATCCGGGCGACGCTGCCTACGTCACGAACCGGGCGCACATCGCGACCATGATATCGGACGGTTACGCCTCGGGCGGATCGACGATCTCGAATGTCGACACGATGGATCTATGCGTCGCGGATGGATGCTCGCTCATCCTGACCGATGACCCTCGGCGCGCGCTCTCCCTCTATACGACTCCGCTCGCCGGGCCACTCATGCTCACGGCGAGCGAGACGATCTCGGGCGCCGATGCGATCTCGGCGCAGGCGGTCGCCCTGACGGCGACCGAGACGGCGAGCGGCGCCGACACGCCCGGCGCGCAGGGTCGTACCGCTGCCGACCTCCTCGCTGCGAGCGAGGTAGCGGTACTGGCGACCGCGGTCGTCGCGACCGAGGCAGGCGCCCTCGCGGACGCCGTGACGGCGACCTCGGCGAGCATGACCACGACCGAGGCGGCAGCCTTCCTCGATGCCGTGACGGCGCTCGGCTTGACCGCGAGCGAGGCAGCCTCGGCCGCGGATGCCGTGAGCGCCCTCGCCCTCGTCGCCGCGGACTCCCTCGCGGCGGTCGAGGTCGTCTCCTCGCGCGCGCTCACCGCGGTCGAGACGCTCGTCGGCTCGGACAACGCCTCGACCGGGGGCGCCGGCTCGCCGAGCGTCACCGAGACGGCGACCGCAGCCGACAACGCGACCCTGACCGTCTCCCTCTCCGCGGCCGACGTCGGCTCGGCCGACGACACGCTCGGCGCCTTCGCCCGGCTGGTCGCGGATCCGATCACGGCGCTCGACGTCGCTGCCGACCAAGCGCGCGCCGCGGCCGAGACCGGGACACTCCTGGACGCCCTCGCCGAGCAAGCCCGGACGGCGACCGAGGCGATCGCTGCGCTCGACGTCCTGACTACGCAGGCGCGCGCCGCGGCCGAGACCGCGACCGGCGCCGACCTCGTGACGGCAATGTCACGCCTTGTCGTCGACCTCGGCGCGCTCGTCGACGCCGCGCATTCGAGCGGGCAGATCGCGGCGCGGATCCTCGGCCGGGCGAGCCTCGGGCGCGGCAACACGCCCGGCAGTACGGCGAGGGTAGAGTGAGCGCATGACTCCGCTCGGGCAGCCCGTGAGCCTGACGATCACGATCGTCGACCAGGACGGCATCCCGGCCGATCCGACCTCGCTCACCCTGACGATCACGGATGCGTTCGGCACGGTCCTGGCGAAGACACTCGCCGAGGTCTCACGGGACGGCATCGGCGTCTATCGATACGAGTACATCCCGACGACCGAGGGACTGCACTCGGTCCGATGGGCCGCGGCCGGCGCGAGTATCGCGACCGCTCCCCCGGTCGACAGCTTCTACATCGAGGGCGCCGCGCTGCCTCCGATCGTCGGGCTCGACGAGGCGCGCGAGTGGACCGGCAACCGGTCGGGCTCGGCGCAGGTCGACGCGGATCTCGCCGAGGATCTCATGATCGCTTCGAGCCTCGCCGAGCTGGTCACGGGCGCGACCTGGAGGCGCCGCGAGGTCGTCGAGCAGATCGAGCCGGACGTCTTCGGCCGCGCCTGGACGAGGTACCGCCCGATCGTCGAGGTCGCCTCGGTCGACGGATCCGCGCCGATCGATGGATCCGTGACCTACGGTCTCGGCCTCATCCGAACTCCGACGATCGGGCGGCCCGTCGAGGTCGACTACACTGCCGGCCCGGTCGGTGGCGCGATCCCGTTCGAGGTCCGGCGAGGCGTCCTGGAGATGCTGCGCCATCTGGGCGCCACGAGGGCGCAGGGAACCGGCAACTCACGGGTCAAGGCGACCTCCGGGGGCGAGACGTTCGCGGGCTACCTCGTGCCCTACAGGGTCCTGGAGCTATGGCATCGCCACCAGTTCGGGGGACTCGGGTGAAGTGGTTCACGATCTCGCGCGCACTGCGCGACTCGATCGTCGCCCTCGACGGGTTCTGCCTGCCGGGCGCCGGCGAGGATGCCGATCGGTGCGTGATGACCGGGGGCGAGTTCGTCCGGTTCGCCGACGATGAGACCCGAGATGTGATCGTGATCGGGTTCCACGGCGAGGATCCGGACGAGCCCGAGAGCGTCGCGGTCGTCGAGACCGAGCGCGGCCCGATCGGGCCGCAGCGCGTCCGGGACGAGCAGGGAACGATTCCCTGCCTCGTGCGCACGAAGTCCCGAGGCGACGGCGATCCGGGCGAGGCGCTGGAGGAGATCGTCGAGGCGGTCGACGTCATGCTTCGCGCCGACCCGCGGCTCGGCATTCAGTCGTTCCAGATCATCGCCGAGCTTGCCGAACTCGTCTCACCCGTACTCGACGTCGGCGATCCTGGATACACTCAGATCGGAATGACGATCTCGTACCGCGCATACCCTCGATGACGAACGGAGGTCTCCTCGTGCCGCTCAAGGTTCGTAACGCCGCGCCTCACGGTCTCGGCCTGATCGTGCCCGGCCTTGGGCGCGAAGTCGCCCACGGCGAGGCGGTCGAGGTCTCCCCCGAGATGTTCGCCCGGCTCGTGATCCAGGTCGATTGGAATCCGGTCGGCAAGGAGTCCGAGCAGCAAGCCGCGCTACACGAGGCCGCGCTTCGGCCTCCCGAAGTCCAGCCCGAGGCCGCGCCCGAGGAGGCGAAATCGTGAGTACGCTTCGCGATCATCAGTGCATGATCGCCATCGAGAGCACGTTCGGGACTGCCGTCACGGCATCCCGAGGTATCGCGATGCTGCCGGACTCGGCGCACGAGTGGGATACCCGCATGGTGTACGGCGAGGGTCTCGTCGTCGGATCTCACGGATTCGTGCGAGGCGCCCGGCGCGTCATGGGTCGCGGCAAGGGTCAGGTGACGCTCAAGGCGGAACTCGGTACGACCGGGTTCGGAATGCTCCTCCAGTTGTGCCACGCGACCGGCGAGGCAGTGTCGACTCTCGTCTCGGGCTCGACCTATCAGCAGCGCTTCACCGGGAACCGGACGGTTCCGACCC